CAAGAGACTTATGGGTGGTAGAAAGTTTATGAAGAACTGGACTTTCGCTAGAGGTCTTGGTGTAACACTTCTTCCAATGGCATTAGGAGCTGTTGCTTCATTTGGATTAGGGATAGCTGGTAAGATGGTAGATGAAGCTAATCAAAGTGCCAGAGCTATGCGTAGCATTAAATATGACAATAGGTTCTTTGATACTAGTAGATATGACCAAAGTACTTATCAACAAGTTGGACAGGCAATGAATAACTATTCATCTAAGATGATGTCAATGGCAAGAGTATATCACGGTTAAAGGGGATTGAATATGGGCGTACCAATAGTTGGAATTAGAAAATTAGCAAAGCAGTGGAAAATGGAGAAAGGGGCTACAAGAGGACTACTAGATGAAGCCTTTGCAATAAATAAAAGTCGTAATGCAGTACAGAAAGCAATTCATACAGCAGAGTCTGGAGCGGGGCATGCATCACAAGTAGCCTCACATCAGCCATATTCTGCTTTTGATCCTGCTGGTACATATAGAGTACATAATGGTAATGCTCCACCAACAAGTTATACTCCTAGTGTACAAAAAGTTAACACATTTAGAAATGATTCTCAGTACGGAGATTATAGGAAGAGCTTCCTAGAAACCGGAAGAGCACCAGCAAATCAATCTGCTTTTCCTAACGCAAGCAGTGGTGGGAGTAGTGGCCCTAGCTTTGTTAAAGATATTTCAGTCCCAAGAGCAGCTGACAATACTGCATCAGACAGGTTATTTAGTCAGAATACTGGAGGTCCTCTTAGGCAAGGTGTATCTACTGCTCTAAATGGAGCCTTTGGAGGATATAATGGACAGCTTGGCACTAAAATAATGGCTATGTCTGCTGGTGCAGGCGTTACTGGTGGTATCATTGGTGGAGTTGGAGCAGCATTATTTCCTAATAACATAGAATATCAAGGTACAGTTGCACCTATTATTAAAGGAGCAGTTGCAGGTGTTGCTATTGGTATGGCTCATGGGGCCTCATCTGCAATGATGAAGAAATATAAGCCAGGTGAGTTCATGCATAAGTTTGCAAATAAGACTCAGTCTATTACTAGTAACTGGAAAACTGGTGGATTAATTGCTGGAGCAGTAGCAATGGGGACGACAAATACAAATTTTACAAATCCAATAAACCGTGTTCAAGGGGTCTAGAATGCAGTTTTTACTTTACTTAACAATGTTTCTTCAGCTACCAGTATTCATATTAGATTTAATTAAATTATTCTACTTGGCTATAGTAGGATTACCAATAGCCTTACTTACACAAAATAAAGAAATAAAAACATATGTTTTCAACAATCTTCTATCAGTAGATCAAAGTGTTAATGCTTTAACCGGTGGGAGTAAGAATGAGACATGTAGTTCTAGATTAGGAAGATATCAGAATACTGTATGGTTTGCTATGTTGATATGTAAATTCTTAGACATATTTGACAAAGATCATTGCAAGAAATATGTATTACCAGAGCTTTACCAAGAGAATGAGGTTATTGAGTGAAATTACCATCAAGGTTAGCAACAAAGCCTTATCGCAATCCAATATGCAAGGAATGTATTAAAAAAAATATTGAGAAATATGGTAAGTTTGATTGTCAGTGTGACGGAATAACAGTAGAAGAAGATGTAAAAGCTGGGCTTAGAGAAGGCTTATCTGAGCATGATGCAAGAATGATGTTTGATCCTGTGTATTATTTTGAGAATATTTATGGATCGAAAGTAAGATGGTATCAATCAAGAATACTTTATTGCTCTTCAAGGAACTTAGTTGGTAGGCAATGTAGACAGACTGGTAAGACTCTTATGTTTATGTATAAGATATTCCATTATGTTGCTACTAACAGTGATAAGACAGTATTAGTTGTAACTCCTCGTGAAGCTCAGATTAAAAAGATATGGGATGAATACATATTTAGAGATTGGTATTTTAAGAATGATGATGTAAAAGAATCAATTGGTAAGAACTTTTCTCAAAGTCCTTACTATAATATTAAATTAGACAATGGGTCTAAGATCTTATTAATGATTGCAGGCCCTGGAGCTCGTTCTCAATCGGCTGATGTTATATATATGGATGAAGCAGCTCTTATTCCTGCTGAAGAACTAAGTGCAATTATGGGCACTATTCTTTCTAGAGGCGATGCAGCTACTATTTTCCAAACTTCTACTCCTAAAGGTAGAGGTAATATGTTTTACGATGCTTGTAAGTTAGATTCTGCATTTAATGAATATCATATATCTATATATGAAGTAGAAGAGATTATATCTCAAGTTGCTAGATTTAAAAAGATTCTTGGTGAGACTGCTTTTATACAAGAATGTGAAGCAGAATTTCCTGATGCATCAGGTGGACCTTTCAACTATAAAGGCATAGATTATGCACAAATGGAGTACGAGTATGAAGACACATCTCGTGAAGCAGGTTGGTTATATTTTGGTGGCGTGGATTGGAACGGCCCTAATATTGGCACTTATTTCTATATCGTAGCATTCCATCCTGAAAACTATTTAATAAAGATTGTAGACAAAAGAGTTGTTGCATCAGCTACATGGAACTCAACAGTAGCGAAACAGACTTTTATTGAATTAAATAGAAAATGGTATTGTAAACACTGGATGACAGACTACGGATATGGGCATTCTATAAATGAAGAGCTAAAGTATTGGTCTACTTATAAATTACCAGACAATGACTACAAAGATAAAAAAGCTGATGTAATGATTAAGCATATATTAGAACCTGTAGAGTTTGGTTCTTGGCTAGAAATAGAAGACCCATTTACTAAAGAGATAGTTAAAAAGACAACTAAGTCTTTTATCATCTCTCAGTTGTCCAAGCTGTTTGAACCAGAAAATGGTGCTGTTCCTGTTTGCTATGCTAAATCAGATGAGGAACTAACAAAATCATTAGAAAACTTCAGGCTCTTACAGATAACAGATAAGGGCGTTGAGAAGTATGGCTTTGAAAAAAATAGTGGCATTGAAGACCATGCACTTGATTCTTTTGGGTTAGCAGTTTATGGAATAGTAAAACACTTTTCAGATCTATTTAATCAAATATTTTTATATTCAGTGCCTATTGATGCAAAGGTTTTGTTATCTCCGCGCAAGGATGATGAAAAGCAATTAAATATTCCTTCTGGTTCAAGTATTGTTTTATTAACAGACAATAGTCCACAACCTATACAATTAGATAGTAAAGCATGGAAAGAACCTGTAGAAGAAAATAATTCGTTTATATCTAGAACTTTTGACAGAAACATGAATAGAAATGGTAATACATTACATAGTGTTATGAGAAGAAGAAATCAAACTGTAGTTAATAGATCACTAGATAGAGACTGAGGAAATTAATGATTACTTTATATCAAGAACTAATACCTTTAAGCAATAAGATGTACGAAGCACCAATAAGTAATTCTACCTATACTAGCCCAGTAATTATACCATTTATCTATAATTCAGTTGGTTCCGAAAGTATTATGGAGACAGTTATTTATTTAAGAAATAATTCACAAGAGCATTACTATAAAGATATAGTAGTAACTCTAATGAAAGAATCTGGGACAAATCCTGTCGATTCTAGTGCAGTTATTTCAATGGATAATCCTTCTTCTCCAATAATGTCCCTAAACGCTGCATCTGGGTCTAATGCAATTAATTTAGAACTAGTAAATGTATATAGTCCAGCAGTAACAGGATCAATAACACTTCAAAATAAATATAAGAATACTTATATCCCAGTAGTAGAAGATGATAATGTAACAGTTAAGTTTTCTTATGGGTATGATGAGTTATCGTTTAATTCTTGGGCACAGAAAAAGTCTGGACTTCTTATTCCTCAAATAGGAACATCTGGTGGAGCAGACTTATCCTATCATGAAATTAGAATGAGAATGACATGGAAAGGAACCCCAACCGCATTTACTATAAGAGATTATTTTATTGATATATCTTATTCAACTGAGGTTACAATTTAATGTCACAGTTTGAAAATATTAATTTAAAATATACTCCTACTCCAATCTTAAATGACTTATCTAGATATTCTAGTAAAGAAAATGGAGAATCTTCATCAACAGATGATCTTGCTAATGAAGAGATAGCTGATAAATTATTAGCTCATTTAGCATTAATAAAAGACTTTAGAGATAAGATAACTGCAATTGATTATTTAATTGATGGTGCAGCTAAACTAGCAGGAAACCCAACATATACGACCAATGATCAGTATTTAATAAATGATATTGCACACTTAGGTGGAAATAGCAATGTTATTGACTTTGACTTATTTAAGAAGGCTGTTGATCTAGTAATAAAAGGCTATGAGCAAATGGCTCTTAAAGGACTAGTTGGAGGTGAAGATGTTTGATGTTAAGAGCGCAACTAGCTCATTTGAAAAGCTTCAAGAGTTTAAGGCTAATAGTATCGCAGACTTAAGTACTATAGTAATGAAATCAAAAGCTGCGACTCAAATTGAAGGCGTATATAATATGATATTTCCTTATTTGCATGACGATTATCCTACCAGGAAAGAAGTTTTTGATATGGTTAAGGGCTCTTTTGACAAACATGATGAAACACATCAGCACAATGGATTGAAAGCATATAGTTTTTATACTGAAACACAAGAAACCAAAAAAGATCAATTAGAGTTAATACATAAAGATATCAAAGAAAAAGTTAAACAAAAAAGTCCAGTACAAGCAATAGGATATGGCATATGATTATAACACAAGATTTTTCTGCTGCAAAGAATATCGTAGACTTTTATACAAGTAAACTAACAGATGATGTAGAAAGTCAAAATGCACCTTTTGCATTACAATATTCTCACTTAAAACTATTGAGACTAAGAACAAATGCTAGTTTAAATATATTAGAGAGTTATCCTATTGAGGCAAACTAATGGATATATCAGCCTCACTTGAAAACTTTACAAACAAAGAGAAATTTACTGGAGTTTTAAATAATATATTCAGTGATACAACTAAGTTACTTAATATTAATGGAACTGATATACCAATTAAGAATGGAGTAAAGACTGGATCGTTAGCTTCTGCTGTTAAAGATGGTGTTAATACTTTTGATAAAACTGTTAAGATTAGTGAATATCTTGCTCCTACTAAGTTAGTATTAAATACTATTGACAAGATGGGCAAGGAGATTGATAAGACTCTTGAGTCATCTTTCCTACTACAAACATTTCATATAAAAGCAGCTGATATAATCTGTACGTTGTTTTGTTTTGTTATGAGTACCTTAGATTGTAAAGCAAGAAACGAATTATATGAGATGCTCCAACAGATTAACAATGTAACACAAATGGCAACAGATGCTGCAACACAATTTAACCAAGGTGTAACTGCAATTGGAGCTGTTGCTGCTTCTATTGATACAATACAAACATCAGTAACTGATATATTTGGTGGAGTAGCTGATGCACAAACTGTAGCAAAAGGAATATCAGCAGGGACAACTTTAGCTGCTGCTCCTGAATTTATAATGAAAACAATTAAGCCTTTAGTAAAGATATTAAATCTTGCACTTAATTTTAAATTTTCATTACCAGATATTGATGGGAAAAGTCTTTGGGATATGGCTAGGCATATAATGTTTATGATTGAATCTCAGGCTATCCAAATGGCCGATGAGTTACTTTCAAAACTTATTAAACCAGTAGAAGAAATATTAAAAAAGATTACTCCACCTATGTGTTTTGGACCTCTAGCCTCAAGAGTACAAAGAGCAATTATATCAACAATTAATACATTTAAAAGTAAGTTACTTGAAATGTTAACAAAGTTAATAGTTAGTGATGCAGACTTTAATCTTAAATTTACAGACTATAATCTTTCATCTGCTTTTGGGTTAGAAATAAAATCTTTTGCAATAGGGCTAGAATATATCTCATTACACTTCTTTGATATAGCTACTGCATGTGGAGTATCTAGATGTGGGAATGATAGTCCTAACTTAATGAATGAGTATAACGTCCCAAGAATAGGTGATATAGATGATCTAAGAGAGAATTTCTATAGACCAAGCACACTTCCACCTTCCTTAATTATTGGAGATCCACCTATTATTGCTAATAATATTGATGACTTAGCTAATAAATTATCAGACAAACTTGGAAAAGTATTTGTTACTACTGATAGCATAATAACAGTTCATGATCTAGGAGATACACCTAAGAAAATTATAGACATGATAAATAATGGAGTATTAGATAAGATGCTAGATAACAACTATAGTATTTATAAAGATCCAAATAGTAATAATGTAAAGATCGTTAATAACATACAACGAAACTGTGGAGAATAAATAGATGGATCTACTTATAAAACCAAGTAAAGAAACACTTGATAAAGCGAAAAGTTATATTAAGGTCTTAGATGCAACACAAGGAAGTTTAATGTCTGGGACAACAGCATTTATTTCTAAAACAGCTAAGAATTTAAAGACTATTAAAGCTCCAGTTATAAGATTCTTTGAGGCTCCAGGGACAATATCAACTTATTTCTCTGAAGGTGAATATGACTTAGTTGCTATGTTTAAATACCTTAAGTATGAAGCATATTTCCTTAAGGCATCGCAGAAGAAGCTATCTCTATTAACCAAATCAGGTTTTGGTATAGTTGCTGATAATGATGAAGTAACTGAGTATTTTGAAAAAAGATTTTTATTAATGCAATTAGCAACAGGTATATCACTAGAGCATTTATTAAAAATGGTTGCATGGTATTTAATAGTATGCAGTAATGCCTTTTTAATTAAAGTTCGTGATAAAGATTATGAGTTTGCTAGTTCATATAAAAGAGATGGACAGGATATGAATCCTGTAGTAGGTTATTTCTTAGCTCATCCTACAACTATTAAACCAAGATTTAAATATGTTAAGCAAGGTAAGATCTGGAAATGGGAGTTGGAGAAATGGGTTCAGACAAATCGTAAAGGTCAATTAATTGAATTTGAAAAAGAAGATGTAATCCATTTTACACTATGGAAAGAAGACGGCATGATCCTTGGGATGCCAGATATCATACCAGCAATTGATGACATAAGAACCTTAAGAAAGATAGAAGAAGATAT